ATTGAGTTCTCAGACTTCTCTAAGATGTTTTTGGGACAAACTGTATTTCCGCACCACCAAGACTGGGTAGACCTTTTAGAGGGATATGAACCCACTTGGCTTCACCCTTCTATGATTTATGAGCCTGGGGAGAACAACAGACTTCTGGTAAACGTACCGCCAGAACATGCTAAGTCCACCGTTATCACGGTGAACTACTCAACTTACCGCATCGCTCTCAATCCTAATGTCCGCATCATTGTGGTCTCAAAGACTTTGAATAAGGCTAGAGAGTTCGTTTACGCTATCAAGCAACGATTGTCTCATCCACGCTGGCTAAAACTGCAGACCGCATATGGTCCAGATGGCGGGTGGAAAGAAGACGCTGATACTTGGAAAGCCGATACAGTCTACCTTGGGGGCGATGCGCGTAATTCCAGCGAGAAGGACCCTACCCTCCAAGCCCTTGGTATGGGTGGTCAGATTTACGGTGCTCGTGCTGACCTGATTATTCTTGACGACTGTATTACCACTGCCAACGCCCATGAGTGGGAAAAGCAGATGGACTGGTTACAGAAGGAAGTTATTACCCGTTTAGGTAAGAACGGTAAGTTGCTAGTAGTTGGGACACGAATTGCCGCTAACGACCTTTATAAAGAACTTCGTAATGCTAAGCATTGGTCTGGGGGTAGGACTCCCTTTACTTACATGGGGATGCCTGCTGTCCTTGAATATGCTGAGGATGCAGAAGACTGGGTTACGCTTTGGCCTTACTCGGATACGCCCTGGGACGGGGACGATGATACACCTACAGAGGACGGCCTCTATCCTAAGTGGGACGGCGAAACCTTATTTAAGAGGCGCAGCGAAGTCACACCCTCAACATGGGCGCTTGTCTATCAACAAGAAGACATCCAAGAAGATTCAATCTTCCCACCAGTGTTGGTGCGGGGAGCCACAAATGGGATGCGGAAAAGAGGACTGCTGGTAGCAGGTGCTGCTGGACATCCTCCTAGAGTAAATGCTCATACTGTAATTGGCTTTGACCCCGCCATGGCGGGTAACGCTGCCTTTGTTGTTGCATCCTACAACAGAGAAGATGGCAAGATTTATATTCTTGACTGTGTGAATATGGAAGAACCTACGCCTCAAAAGATTCGCGCAACAATTGAAGAATTAACTATTAAGTACAAGCCACAAGAGTTCCGTGTGGAAATCAACGCACATCAGAAAGCATACTCACTAGATGAAGAACTCAGACAATGGCTTGCTTCTTACGGCGTACGACTTGATGCTCACTTTACAGGCAAGAACAAGTGGGACACATCTTTCGGCGTTGCCTCAATGTCCAACCTCTTTGGCACAGAACGCGAAGGCAAATTTCAAAACAATAACATCATTGAACTACCATCCTCAGAACACTCTGAAGGATTAAAGGCTTTAACTCAACAACTACTTACGTGGAAACCTGAGACTAAAGGTAAGACGGATACTGTTATGGCTATGTGGTTTGCCATTATTCGCATACGCGAACTAATGCAACAGGCAAGCAATACTGCTACCTATGCTTACAACAGATGGGCAACCAGAGCACAAACAGATAAACGATACGCCATTAACCTTGATGAGGCTTTCTCAGAGCAGTGGCAAGACACGTATGGATAAGGAGTTAAGATGCCTAACTATGGAAAAATAGTAAAGGGTATAGTTAAAACTATTGTTAAAGAAGATAAAAAAGTTTCAGAAGCAATGCAGAACAGTGCTGCCGTTCAAAAGAAAATGGCTGTAGTAGATAAAGCAGATAAAGCAAAAGTTACTAGACAAGTTAGAAAAAAGATTAATGAACTAGAGGCTTCTGGAAGTTACAAGAAAACCGTTGCTACTCCTAAAAAAACATTTGTTAAAGCAGAGCCACCTGTTCGCAAGAAGTTAACTCAAGCAACACCAGCACGTAAAACAGTATCTGATAAAGATGCTTCTGAAATTGCAAAAGAAATATCAAAACGCCCAAGTGGTGCAAGTAGAGCAAGACTTGTTAAAAAGCCTAGCCTTAAATCTTTAACACCACGTGAAAAACGGTATGAAGCACTTGGCAAGAAGGCTCCAGTTACTGTAACTAAGAAGAAGCCTATGTCTCTTGAAGAGATTAAGAAGGCAAAGGCTGCTGCTAGAAAAGCAAAGTTTGGTACTGTACTTGCACGTAAGCCAATATCTAAAGCAGATAATCCTTTATACAAAAAAGTTAATCCTAAGGCTACTAAGACTGAACCCGCATTACAAAAAGCGGCTGCTGCTCGTGCTAAAAGGGCAGAGCCAAAAACAACAAAGCCTAGTGACGCGCCATCTATTGAAAAGGGTCGTGGCGATACATTACAGCCACCTTCAGTTACTACATCACCAGTACGAAGTAGGTCTCGTCAACTTAACATAGAAAGACGTAAAGCAAGACGGGCTAATATACGAGATAGAGCAACAGACATTAGAGAAGCCAGCACACCTGGATTTGAAAAACTGCAACCTGTTAGACGTGGTGTTCCTAGAAATGCTGCTGAAAGAGCAGAAGGTAGAGCCAATGCAGAAGCACGTGCTAGATTAGCGGCTAAAGCAAAAAAGGGTTCAAAGATGAGCAGGCGCTCAACAACTAACGACCCACGTAATGCTGCATCTGATGCTGGCAACATGAGGGAAAGACTAAAAGCAATTGATAAGTTAACAGCAGAAAGAGCAAAGAATCGTAGCAATAAGGTATCGGCTAAGTTAAAGGCTAAGGTAAATGCTACTTTGGGTTCTAGTAAGAATGCAAAGAAATCAAGAAGTTTACAAAACACATTTAATCCGCCTAAGTTTAGCCGTAATGTTACAACTGGAAAACTTCGTGCTACACGACCAATCAAACCTGCAAGTCGTACTCGTTCTGGACAGAAAGCAAAGGGTAAATAACATGGCACAAAGCCCATCAAACATTGGCTGGAATCAAGTTAATAAAAAAGTAACTAAGGCTACACGTAAAGTTATTAAAACCGCAGATGAATATTTAATTCCCAAAACTCCTGTAGATGTTGCCCTTACTCTTGTTGGACTTAAAGGTGCACGTGTTGTTGGAGGTATTGCAAAAAAGGGTGCCAAGCATGTTGCTAAGGCATTTAGAAACATCGGCTAGACCCATATAAAACATACTAAAGATAAAGGAAAATAAAATGCCAAATGTAGTTAAAATTGTAAAAGGTGTTGCAAAGGCAGTAACAAAAAAGAAGGCTGTAGCAGCAAACAAAAAAGGACTCACAGCAGCAAATAAGGGTTCAATGGCTCCTAAGGGATACAAGACAGATGCTGCTCGCAGAGCAGCAACCCTTCGTGATAAGCAAATCGGCGCTAAAGGTTATAAAGGTATGACCGATTCAGAAATGTCCGAACTTGGAAGATTGTCAAGTATTATTAAAGGTCCTGCCCCAAAAAATGTTATTTCAAAGTCAGGTCGCAAGGCTAATGCTGCAAGCATAAAGTCTAAGGCAGCAGCAACTATTGCTAGTGCGCGTGCAAAAAAGAAGTAATTATGGCGCAAATGAGAAAATCCGCACCTCCTAAAAAGACGCTAACGCCACAGACTGCGCAAAAAATAATTACTGGCAAGATTGTGCGTCAGTCTACACTTGACCAAATTAAAAAAGATGGCATGGCAAAAGCCATTGGAAAAGTTAAGTCTGGCAAAGCAACTCCTGAATATAAGACAGGTGCTATACGTATGTATGGCAGCGCTAGAGTTGTTACTCCTAAGCCAGCGGTTAAAAAGCCAGTGGTTAAGAATCCAGAAAGAGGCGCTGGCGCTGCTACACGCGGCATGTTAAAAACAATGAAGGTTACAGAAAAAGCAGTAAAGACTGCGGCTAAGGCTTATGTTGCATATACAAAGGCTCTAACAGTAGATGCACCAAAAACAATTAAAAAGGTTGACAAATTTATAGATAAAAAAATGCCTGCTGCTAAGCGAGTTGCAAAGCAGGCTATTGAAGATGGAAAATCAGCATACGGTTTTGGAACAAAAAAGAAAAATGAACTTAGGAAAAGAGCAAAGTAATTCTTAATCAATCGTTAGGACAATAATGGCATTAACAATAGAGCAGGTAACAGCACGGGTTGATTCCTTGCGTTACCGCAATCACGAACGTGATGCGCGTAACTTAGATGTACTTGCTGTCCGTAAAGGAAAGATTGCTCAGGTTTATCCTAATTTCTTTCCAGAAGGTGTTGATGCTAACGTAGTAGCAAACTTTATTGACATTGTTGCGCGTGACTTATCTGAAGTTATGGCTCCGCTTCCAGCGGTTAACTGTTCTGCAGCCAATCAAGTATCAGATAGAGCACGTACATTTGCTGATAAACGTACTCGTATTGCCTCTAATTATTTCCAGCACTCAGACCTAGCAGTACAAATGTACTCAGGTGCCGACTGGTATTTAACATATGGATTCGTCCCTTTCATTATTGAATTAGACGATGAAGCAAAACTGCCACGTATCCGCATAGAAAATCCTATTGGGGCTTACCCAGAGTTTGACCGCTATGGACGTTGTGTGGCATTTGCTAAGCGTTACTCTATGACACTTGGTGAACTAGTATCTCAGTTCCCAGAGTATGATAGAAAATTACTTGGACCAAATGGTTATGACCAAGACCTTAATACACAGATTGAAATGATTCGTTATTACGATAAAGACCAATCTATAATTTATGTTCCACGTAGAGATAATTTAGTTCTTTCTCAGGCTACTAATCCACTTGGTAAAATGATGGTTGTTGTTGCACGTAAGCCATCTATTGATGGTGAAATGCGTGGACAGTTTGATGATGTACTTGGTATTCAGTTACTCCGCAACCGATTTGCATTACTTGCAATGGAAGCAGCAGAGAAGTCAGTGCAGGCACCAATTGTTCTACCGCAGGATGTACAAGAACTACAACTTGGTGGAGATGCTGTTATTCGTACAGCCAATCCAGCGGGTGTTCGCCGTGTAGAACTTACTTTGCCACAGGGTGCATTTACAGAACAACAGGTTCTTAATCAAGAACTGCGTGTTGGTACACGATACCCTGAATCTCGTACTGGAAACATAGATGCTTCTATTGTTACTGGTCAAGGAGTGCAGGCTCTTATGGGAGCCTTTGATACACAAGTTAAATCTGCACAAGCAATCTTTGCTGCAACACTTAGGGACATTATTAGTCTTTGCTTTAATGTAGATGAATTAATCTATCCAGAAGAAAAGACAATTCGTGGAGTAGATTCGGGTTCACCTTATGAAATTACATACAAGCCAACTAAAGACATCAAGAATGATTATTCTGCTGATGTCCGTTACGGTATGCTTGCTGGTCTTAATCCAGCACAAGGTCTTATCTTTATGCTTCAAGCACTTGGAGGAAAACTCATCAGCCGAGATATGGCTATGAGAGAACTACCATTTACAGTTAACGTTACACAAGAATTAGAAAAGATTGAAATTGAAGAAATGCGCTCTGCGCTACTTGGTTCACTTACGGCATATACACAAGCAATTCCACAGATGGCTACTCAAGGTCAGGACGCTTCAGATGTTGTTCGTAAGATTGCTGCGGTAATAAAGGCTCGTCAAAAGGGACAAGCATTAGAGGACGCAATAGAAGCAACCTTTGCTCCGCAGCAAAAGGTTCCTCCTGTTGGTGAGCCAACTAATGCGGTTGAGCAAATGTCCCCTGCTCCCGCTGGTCCACCAGCAGGAGGCTCTCAAATGCCACCTCCACAACAGGGAAGACCAGATTTACAAACAATACTTAGCAGCATGACTGGCGAAGGTCAGGCAAGAAGTGCAGTACGAACAACTAGGGAACAAGCAATTTAAGGAGTAAGTCATGGCAGCACCTCGCAAGAGAACCACAAAGGTTAAAACAGTTGCTGATGAGAGTTACTCAAAGTTAGACCAATATTCAATTGAACTAAATGAGTTTTTTAAATCATTACGCAAAGCAGGATTTACAGTTGATAATGCATTATGGATTTTATCTGCAAAAGAAATGCATCCTGAATGGATGCAAACAGCACCAACATTAGAAGACATTAGAAAATACATGGATGAGGAGGACGAATAATGGCACGTGGAGGTTATCGTCAGCCCAGTAATCCAGCACCTGCATCAGGTCCTGGTGCATTGTCACAGCGTACAGATGGTGGTGCTACCGAAGGTATGACACAACCACAGCAAGAATATACAGGTTTTGGTTATGGTGAAAATAAAGACACTAATTCTGTTCAAGGTGCAGCAGCAATGGCTGGTAATCCTTTTGCAACGGGACCAGTTACACCATTAAGTGCTCCTACTGAGCGTCCAAACGAAGCAATGACTTTTGGTATTCCTTTTGGTGATGGTCCAAATACATTAAACCTTCCTAGTTCAAAGCCAGATATTTATAACGTATTAAAAGATATTGCCCAGTATGACCGTAGTGGAGATACCGAATTAGTTCTTCGGATGCTTGACGATAGTGGGTACTAAGTGGCAGAGGTACCTTTAGACCCGTCTGTAATTAAAGTTAGTCCTGGCTTTGCTGATGCTGTAAAAAATGCAAACTTACCACCAGCCCAACGTAACATGGTTGAACAGATGTCTCAGACATATGTTAAGGCTTCTAAACTTCTTAAGTTAGGTGAAGATAAGGCTCGTAAAGAGTTTCTTGACCTAGACCCAATTGTTCAAACAAATATCCGTACGCTTCATCCTAATCAAAAACGGTTTGAAGTAGAACAAAACCTTTTAGGTAAGGCTTTGCAATATGTTAGTAATTCAGCAATTAATACTCTAAAGTTTAGCCCAATTGGTATGGCATTTGAAGCAGCGGCAACTCTTGGTAAAGTTGCCAATACTACGGGTAACGTAATACAGCAAACTGTTTATCAAGACAAACCATTTACTAAAAAAGTTTTATCTGATGCATATAATGGAATGAACCAGTGGCGTTGGGAAGATGTGGCTGCCTATGAAAAGAAATACGGCAAAGCCCTAACCACACTTGCACGTGGTGCTGCAGAGTTTAAGACTCCTGGTGAGTCTATTGATTTATACGGTAGCGGCATTGACGATGAAATGTATACAGCATTACTATTTCAAGTAAACGAACCAGATAAGTTTCAAAAAATTCTTGATGAAATTAAACAAGGTTCTCAACTTAGTCCTGGTCGAAACTTAGCACGTCCTCAAACAACTGTTGGAGGAGACCCTAATCATTGGGCTGTTAAGGTTGTTAAAAAACTTGGTATTGATGTAACCACAACTGAGGGTCAGATAACAGCAAGTAAATTAGTTTCTGGTCCAGTAGATGCTGTATATCAAATATTTAATCCTGGAGACCCACTTAACTGGATTGGTATAGGACCAATAATTAAGGTAGCCACCAAGGGTATTGGTGGTGTAAAAGTTGGCTTAGTTGAGGCTGCACAATTTGGTGGATTTAAAAATCGTGGAGAACGCCTAGCACAGCAGTATCAATTTATTGCTGAACGTGGTGGCGATATGGGAATTAAAGAAGCCACACGTTTTGTATTTGGTGAATCAGATGTTGTTAAATTATGGAATGACCAACTTGGTCCTGCTGTAAAAAGATTTGCAGATGCTGAGACTAAAGCAGAAAAAGCGTTAGTCTATCGTGGCATCCGTGAAGAGTTTCCTGAATGGGCTAATGAAGGTGTTGTAAGAGAACTATCAGCCGCAGGAGCATTTGATGCTCCTTCTGCTTTAAAGTTTTTCCAAATGGGTGAGAATGGACGATACCTACTTGGCTTGCGTGTTGATGGTACTGACTTCTACCGCAGTGGTATTCCAGTTGCTCGCCGTACTCGCATACTTAGAACTAAAATTCAAACAGATGTTAGTAATCGTTTATTTGGAAAACTAGATGATGCAGAACTTAAGACACTTGACATGTCTGCTAAAGAAGCCGTTGATAAACTTAAGTTAACTGCAGCAAAAGAAGATAGTTTGTTATCTCCAATGCTAGATGAAATTAATCGTATTAATAAAGAAATAAATACAACAGTAAGTCGTGCTAGAAGAATGTTTTCACGTGCACCTGGTCGTATTCTTTATGGACCAGATGCAATAAAAACTATTGAAGAAGTACGAAACCTACTGCATGTTGTTGGCTTTCCACGTCACTATGCAGATGTTATGGCTGAACACTTTGTAGATGAATCAGTTGAGTATCAAGTTACAATGATTCGTAATCTATATGCATCTTTCTATAAGAAAATTGGAATTAACGGTCAAATAAATGGTGACAACCATATTGATGAACTATTAAACTCAACCTTTAATGAAAAGGCTGGTATGACAAGCCTTGCTCGTGTTGAGATTCCACAAGGCTGGGAATCAGAACTACCTCGTGCTATTTATAAGTACGACAATGATGTTCCAATTATGACAAGCCGTGGAATTATCCATCCCGCTCAGGTTGCTGAAGGTATTGCTCCAATTAGGTTTGACTTAGCATATGAACTTGCTGCAGCAGATAAGTTATCGGATAAACTTACTTTTATAAATGCAATCAACGGTACTGCTCGCCATCCGTGGGCGCGTAAGTACAATGACTGGTGGACTAAGTACACTCTTTTCCCTCGTGCTGGTGTTAGAAATGCTATTGATGAAATCTCGTTTGCTGGTTTATCTGCGCCAGCATCAGATTTAATGAATCTTGCAACTGCGCCGTTTAATGCAACTGGAGCACAGATTAAAGCGGCTACTGCCGTTACTGGTTCTAGTTCTGGTATTGGTATGTATAAGCGTGGAGTTTATAAATTGTTTCCACACTTAGACCCACGTACAAAACTACCAGCAGAAGCACGCCGTAAGATTCTTGAAGACCTTGCAGGCGATGGTCCTATTGGCAACGTTCTACAAGCCGAAATTATGGAATCTACTATAGACCGTGCAATTTCTTTTTATGGCAAGACATTGCCTAAAGAAACTTGGGAAGCACTTCGTTTAGTAATGAAGCACAACCCACATATGATTGATTCACTTGCGCAGTCTGTTAGCGCAAAGGCAAGCATGTCATCTAGAATTGATGTTGAGTACATAGATTCTATGTTTACTGGGAATGCTTGGGATAGGTTTTTCCAAGAGCAAGGACTTAAAAAGTCTAAGACATATACTCCACGTGAGTTAAATAAAATGAGAGACAAAGAACGCGCTATGGCGTTCTATGACAACTGGATGATGCGTTTTGGCTTTAATGGTCAAAAGGTTGCACCTGGTGTCTATGTTAATCCAACACCATTCTTCTTTTCTAATAATGGTTTGCGTGACTCTAAAGACCTAACAAAGGCTCGTAGAGATATGCTTGAACAAATAGGTATTCGTTATGATAACGAGACTGGATTGCTTGTTCCGCGCAAAGATACAGAACTTGTAACAAAGTTTATTTCTCCTTACAGTACTACTGCTGCTTATCGTCAACAAGGTCTATCTGACATTGATATTGCTGATGCTATTGTAACAAATATGTTGTTAGATATGAAGACAACTTTCCACGGTACTACTAATGGATTTAATGACACACTATTTAATCTTATCCGTCAAAAGCGTACAGCAATTCTTAAAGAAGCAGAGGCTAAGAAGCAAACTCCATTTGATACTTGGTCAAAGGCTATTGAAGTAACGGACTTTAAAGAGTTTGAAGATGCAACTCTAGGTATGATACCTACATCTGGTCTAGTTAACACACGTTTAGTTAATGTTTCTGGCGAAGGATTTGATGCAAAGGCATTTGAGGAGTTTGAAGGCATTGGCGGATTCCTTGACCGCTTTGGAAACTGGACAATGGATGTAATGGATGCTCAAGTAAATGGTATCTATCGTCAAAAGATGTTGTGGATTAGCGTAACTCGTAATTTAAAAGAATTGAAACCCTTTCAGGCTAACATTGCTAACGACCATTATGATAATTTGATAGCAATGAATCCTAATCCAGGTCCGAACTTTTTAAAACGTGCTAGAAAAGATGCTGATGCTCTTGCTGAAAAGCAAGTTATTGAATTAGCATGGTCAGATGCTACAAATACATTACTAAAGTATGTAGATAACCCTTCAGTACGTTCTAATCTTGCAGTATCTGTCCGTTCAGTTGGACGATTCTATCGTGCGACAGAAGACTTTTATCGCCGTGTGTATCGCCTTTATACAAAGGCTCCATTGCGTACTCTATATCGTATGCGCTTACTGCATCAGGGCTTAGAAGCCAATGGCGATGTGTATACAGATGAACAGGGTAATGATTACATCATTTTCCCTACAGATGTTATTATTAGTAGCGTCTTAGAGCCTGTAGTTCGTACATTAACTGGCAATGATAACTTTAAGATTCCAGTATTTAATGACATTGCTCTTAAACTACGTTTAATTAACCCTTCATTTTCTCCAGATGCAGGACAACCAACACTATCTGGTCCAACTGCTGCTGTATCTATGCTTGCAATAAAGGGACTGCTTCGTAATAACTTCTTTTTCTTGCCATCATCTGTTAAAGAAAAGATTAACGTCTTTACAAATGCAGCAGCCGATGAAATTGATACAATTGCATTAGGAAACATTGGTGCTAGTTTAGATTTACAGCGAGCAATTACTCCTATGCTATTCCAAGGAGTATGGAATTCTCTTAGCCCAGCAGAAAAGGACCGCCAAAAGATTACTGCTGGTTTACAGGCTATTTCATACCTAGAAGCATTTGGCAATGGCGCTCCACGCCAAGAGGATTACATTGGTCGTGAAGATGAGTTTGTTAAAGCCAACTCAAAGTACTTAAAGAACGTACGAATTGCTGCATCTAACATTGTTATCTTTCGTAATATGTTTGCTCAAGTTTCACCTGGTCAACCATCACTACGTGAGACTGCAACTCTTCCTGAGTTCCTAAAGCAAGCAGGACTTACTAGCCCTAATGCTCAGTTCTGGGATTTATATAATAGTGTTCTTAAGAATGATGGTGCTAATGCTGCCAATGCCTGGGATTTAGCACTTGCTACATTTGTAGGCAAGAATCCTGGTAGAGCCGCATTTATTGAGCCACGTAATAACAAAGAATACAAAGTGTTCATTAATAAAACAGACAATGTAAAGAATTGGGCTGTAAAGAATTCACGATTCTTAGATGATTACAAAGAAGCAGCATGGTTATTTGCACCTAAGGTTGGTGAATACAACCCAGATGTTTATGGCTGGATGACTTCAGTTGGTCTTGTAGATATACCTACATTTGAAGAGTACCTAGACCAAGTGCGTTTAGCAGTTGATAAGAGCGTATACTTTAAGATTAAAGATAGCGAAGAAGAGCAACTTAAGGCAACTAATGACACATCATTGCGTCAATTAATTATTGCCGATTCAGAACGTTCGCGTACAGCAATGCTTATAGCAAACCCAATGCTTGCTGCTGAGATTAAGGGTAACGTACAAGAACAAGGTAACTTAAGCAATAGATTCTATAATCTTAATGCAGCAGTAAGAGACCCCAAGGCTCCTATCAGTAAAGAACTAAGAGCAACATTTAGATTTGCAATCGATGAGATTAACGGCTTTATAGCCTTTGCTAATGATAATGATAACAAAGATGCCTTTGATTACTCAGGTAGAAAAGCAAGCGAAAAGGCTAGAGTGCAAGCAATCATTGATAACTTATCTGAATCAGTACCAGAAATTAAAGAAGCAAGTCGTTTAATTTTAACACCATTACTTAACTCATACTCAAGAGATACTATCTCTGCTGGACCAAAGAAGGGTTCGTAACACATGGCTAAATCAGCAGAAGAAGCAAGAGCAGAAGCAGCAGCAGCCGCAGCAAAAAAGGCTGGAGATGTAAACGCATTAGCAAAAAGATTTGGTCAAGGCGGAGACCTAAGTATTGAGCAAGACCCATACGGTAATTTTCGACTTGTTCAAAATAAAAGTGGTCAAACAATACGTGTTTACTTTGTACCTTCAGCAAATGGTGTTGACTTTAGTATTGCAACCGAATCACAAATGGTTCAGTTGTACAAACAAAATGCAACAAAAAGCGGTGGTCTTGAAGCATTGCGCAAGAAGTTGTATGAGTTAGGGTTTCTATCAAAGCCTGATTACACACGCAAAGATGAAGCATCTTTTAATAATGCGCTTATTGATGCAGCAAACTCACATACAATGGAACAGGTGCAGAAGTATACACTTAATCCTGGTCAAAGCAGTTATAAGTTTGCTGGATTTAGTTCATGGTTAGGTACTAAGAAGTCTGGCATAACACCAGATGAACCATCTATTGATACTACTATTGAGTCTACAAAAAGACTAGATGCTGACCAAGATATTCAGGCATTTATATTTGAATTAACTGGAATGAATGCAACAACAGAACAAAAAGATGAATACTTTAAACTGCTTTCAGCAGAACAGTCAGCCGCTAGTAAGAAGGCTACTGTTAAGGGAACCGTTCAGACAACAACTGGTGAGTATCTTAATGAGGATGACTACTTCCGTATTGCATCAAAGGTCATTGCTCCTTCTTTGAAGGGCACAGCATTAGAAGGTATTGACAAACTAGGCGGCAGAATAGCAAAACAAATTCTTGACCTTAAAGATTTTGCTGGTGAATATGGTATTCAACTAGATAGTAAGCAGGCATTTGATTACGTATCATCTGGTTTAACTGTTGGTGGTAGCCTTAATACAGGTGCACTTGATAGTCAAAAGAATATTATTCGCCAGATGTCTAAGGCTTTCTATGGCAATATAGCCCCACTTATTGACGCAGGTGTTAAGCCTGTTGATATCGCTAATCAATTTGCTGCATATAAAAGCAAGGTTCTTGAGAAGCCAAGCAATGCATTTAGTATCTTTGATAAAGATATTCAAAATGCAATAAAGAATAGTGGTAAGTCAGGCGTTATGAGTTTTGATGATTACACAAAATACTTAAGAACATCTGCAGAGACAAAGGGTGATTTTATAAAGACCAAGGGTGCTCGTGAAGAAGCAGCAAACTATGCAAACAGTATCCTTAGTTCATTTGGATTGGTGGGCTAAGTAAATGGTACGTTCTTTTTTTAAAGATGCAATGATGGTAGATGGCGGTAACGATTTTTCAACAGAGTCAACATCTACTGCAAAACCTGCACCTGTAGCAGTATCTAAGCCTACTGCAGCAGATGTTAGTGGTGCCAGATATGCTGCCCAAGGCGCTGCTGCTGCATTAAAGAGTAATCCAAATACTGGTCCAATTGGTCTTACAATTCAACAAATTGAACTTATTACTGGTATTGCAATTAGAGATGCACTTGAATCTCCAGCAGTCACTAGTACGACATCTGGTACAGAACCGAATAAGCAGGAAGTCGCTAAGGTCGTACAAGATAGTATTAATAAACTAGCAACTATTCTTAATCCAAATAGTAATAAAGAACTTCTTGTAAAAATTGTTCCAGTTATTACCGATAAGATTGTTAAAAATCCAGATGTTATTGCATCAGATGTTAATCAAATTGTACCTGGTAGCGTTGCAAAAGGTATTGCTGGGGGACTTGCTTCACCAGTAGAAACTATTCTTGGTCGTGATATTGGTTCATCTGTTGACTACAATGCTCTTATTGACAAGCAAGTTGCTGCCGCACAAGCAATTGCCGCTAAGCCAATTATGTCTGCAGAGCAGATTAAGGGTGGCGGAGTTGTTAAGTGGATTGGTGGCGTAGCGGGAACGTGGCAAATTGTTATGCCTATTGGTTCTCCTCTTGTTGGTAGCAAGGCTGCTGGATGGGAATCTGGTCGTAACCCCGCAGGAGTTACTAGTGGTGTAAGCCCAACTGGAATTGTTGTCGGTAAAGGTGCCACTGTTGATGCAACTGGAAATAAGATTGTAGCAGGTGCTACCACTCCAACAACTATTCCAGCAACTACTCCAGCAACTACTCCAGCAACTACTCCATCTACTCCTGGTAGTGGTAATCCTATTTTAGGCGACCCTAACGCTAGTCCTGCTGAAGTACCAACAGATGATACAGTTGTACCACCTATACCACCTGTACCACCTGTACCACCTGTATTACCTATACCACCTGATAAACCTACAAAAACTCTTATTGAAACAAGAGTTGATGGTAAAACTGGAAATACTATTGGTTACTTTTCTGATGGTTCACAGGAAATCCTTAATCAAGGAACTGGTCCAATTAAATCACAAGAGTTTAAAGATGCCTATGCGTTACTTGAAGCAACCTTTCGTGACTATGGTTTAGAATCTTTAGTACCAACAATTAAGGGTTACATGGAACGTGACCTTGGACCAGAACAAGCAACTGTTGAACTCCGTACTTCTCCAGAATATATTGCACGATTTAAAGGCAATGACCTTCGCCGTGCTGCTGGCAAGAACGTTTTAAGAGAAGACATTTACCTAGCAACAGAACGAGCATATGATGAAATATTAACATCATATGGTCAAGCAAACTACTTTGGCATTGATAGACAAGCAAAGCAACTTAAGATGGCTCAGATTATCGGTAATGATATTAGTGCTGATGAGTTTAAAAGTCGTGTTGATTTGTCAGTAGCGCGTGTTAAAAACGCTGACCCAACAATTAAGAAACTACTTAAAGAGTTCTATCCAAACATTAACGATGCAGACTTAGTTGGTTACTTCCTTAACCCAGCAGAAGGTTTGCCTAAGTTAACAGAGAAGGTAACATCTGCTGAAATTGGTAGTGCATTTCTTGGACAAGGTTTATCTTATACTCAACAGAGGTCTGCTGAACTTGCACAGTATGGTATTGACCGTGCTGGTGCACTTAAGGGCACTGCAGAAATTAAAGAAGTATTACCAGATACACAAAAGTTGGGTGATATTTATGGTGAAGCGGGTATTAAGTATACTCAACAAACTGCTGAAGAAGAGTTCCTTAAGAACAATCAAGATGCAGCAACCAAGCGTAAGCGTTTAGCATCTATGGAACGTGGTTCATTTGGTGGTTCTGCAGGTAATGCACCAGGTGCTTTCTCAACAAATTACTTGAAAAAATCCTCAGCAGCAGGCTTAATATAAAATAGATTCCTATGTGACCAACCAGCCCACATAGCGTATAAGACTGGTAGTAAGAGCCAGACTAGTTCCCCGACTAGAACCTGAGGCTTGCGATTCAAACGAATAGAAGGGTGGGTTGCTATGAGCAACAACTACTGGGATGAAGACGAAGACGACCTAGATACCGAAACCGAAGTGCAGATGGATGGAAGTGACTTACTTAAAAAGTTACGGAAAGCCAAGCGCAACGATGAGAAGCGTATCAAGGAACTCACTGAGCAACTTGAGGGATTATCCAAGGCGCAGCGTGAGCGTACAGTCAAAGAGGTCCTAGAACAGAAGGGTGTCAATCCAAAGGCACAACGATTAATCCTAAAAGACTTGGATGAAATTACCGAAGAGTCAGTTAATAACTGGCTTTTAGATAATGGAGACTTGTTTGGATTAACACAGCCAGAGGTAAACGAAGAAAGAGAACTAAATCGTGCAGCCTTGCGGCAGCAAGACATGGTTACTCAACTTGGTATGACCCCTGACCGAGCAGATGATTTATTGAACAGAATCAATAATGCAGAAACCGCAGAAGAACTTCAAGCAATCATCTATTCTCAACAGCAATAAATACATAGTAATTTCACAACTCACCTTGGAGGTGACAAATGCCTAACGCATTCACAAGTACAGGGTCCGCCACACTCGGCGGTACCTCTGGTGGTGCAGGTCTAGTTCAGCAAGCGTATGACCGCTTACTGGAGTTTGCTCTTCGTTCAGAACCGCTAATCCGTTCAGTCGCAGATAAGACACCTGCTCGCCAATCAATTCCAGGCTCAACTGTTGTTCTACAACGCTACGTTGACTTGGCTAAAAACACTACTCCTCTATCAGAAACAACTGACCCAGATGCAGTAGCACTATCAACACCAACCAATGTTTCTATTACTCTTAACGAGTACGGAAACTCTGTGTTGGTAACACGCGCACTGGAACTATTCAGCCTTGCTGATGTAGACCCAGCAATCGCAAACATTATTGCTTTCAACCTAGCAGATTCTATTGATGACGTAGCAATGACAACATTGCGTGCTGGAACCAATAAGATTTTTGGTGGTTCAGCAACATCAACAGCAACAGTTGCAGCAGCATCAACAATTGACTCAGCGGACATCCGTAAGGCAGTTGCTAAGTTGCGCTCTAACAAGGCTGTTGGACGCAAGGGTTCACTTTACTGGGCTGGTATCCACCCAGAAGTATCACACGACCTACGTGCCGAGTCCTCTTCAGGACAGGGCTGGTTGCTACCTAACCAATACGGTTCTTCACAGGACCGCATTTGGGCAGGAGAAATCGGTAACTACGAAGGTGCATACTATGTTGAATCAGCACGTATGTACAACGCAAAGACTGGTGCAGACCAGACAGCACTAGCAACTGCTCCTGCAGTTAGCGGTGCTTCAGGTGCGTTTACTATCGTTGTAGCAAATGCTGCATTCGGTGGACGCGCTGAAGTTGGAGACAAAATCTCTGGTACTAACGTAGGTGCTTCTGCAAAGATTACAGCAATCTCTGTTGGTGCAACAAACACTACACTTACAGTAGATGTTGCTAACTCAGGAACTGTAGGAACTAATACTCTTACAGTAACTCCAGTAACACGTGTGTACAACACAATTATCTGTGGACAGCAAGCAATGGCACAAGCCGTTGCTGAAGAGCCACACACAGTTATCGGACCAGTAGTTGACAAGTTGATGCGTCACCGCCCAATGGGTTGGTACGGCGTACTTGGCTTTGCTATCTACCGTGAAGATGCATTGTATCGCTTGGAAACAGGCTCATCAATCGCTGCTCTTTAGTAGCAATGAGGGGTAGGGCGCAAGCCCTGCCCCTCTCTAAATGGAGGACAACATGACTACATATATTTTTGAACCGCCAATAGTTAGAGAAGGTCCAGCGGGTGGACACCGCTTGTTTAGTTTTTATAAGTTAAATGTTGGCATTAGTATTGTTAAAGATGCTGGACAATATATGCAAGTCCGTTACTTAACAGATGAAGATTTAAGAAGTTATCAAGAAGTTTATCTAGGCGGTAATAAACACGTAGTTGATGCAACTACTAAAGCAGCGTTAATTGCTGGTGGTGTTGGAGTTACCGAAGATAATTTTACAGCACAATGAGTTTACATCAAGTTCAAACCCACCCAGAGTTTGTTGAAGGTTGTTTTGGCTGCAAGGTTATGACACTTGAACTAGGCACAGGCGATGCTAATAGCAGAGCATCAATGCCAAAGCGTAAATGGGAAGGCGAGTTAGCAAGATACAAGCAAGCACGCAGTCAAGGTATCCAACCAGCAGGGACAACGATGGATAAAATAATTGCTGCAGAGAAAGCATCAGAGAATTTGGGTAGGGCTTACAATGCTGAGAAAGACCCAAATGCAAAGTCAATAGATAAAAGAACCGCTAACGCAATCAACGAAGTAAAGAAAGCAGGATTATAATGCCAATGGTCGGAAACATGAAGTTCCCTTACACAGCAGAAGGTAAGATGGCTGCAAAGAAGGCTGCTAAGAAGTCGGGTAAGCCAATGAAGAAGGCCGTTAAGAAGACAGCCATGAAAAAGATGGGCAAGAAGTACTAAATGCCAAAGATGCCTAAAAAATCAACTACACCTAAAAGCAAAAAGCCAGCACAGGTTATAGATATTGAAACGCGTATTAAGTCACGCAAACTTACGGCATTTGAAAAAGCATTAATCAAAGCCAAAGGAGATATTACAAAAATTCCTGGTTGGCAAGGCGGAAGAGGAACAGAGTAAACAATGGCTAAATCTCCAGCATGGACACGTAAAGAAGGCAAGAGTCCTACTGGAGGACTCAATGCTAAAGGTAGGGCATCTTATAAGGGTGGCACTCTCAAAGCCCCTGTAAAGTCTGGAGACAACCCTAGAAGGGCATCCTTTCTAGCCCGTATGGGCGGAATGCCAGGACCAGAGCGCAAGCCTGACGGCTCGCCTACTCGTCTACTTCTATCACTGCAGGCTTGGGGTGCATCATCTAAGGCTGATGCTAAGGCTAAGGCTGCTGCTATATCTAAGAGAAACAAGGCTAAGAAATGAAGAAGAAAGCATTTTGGGATAAACCTAATCCTAATAAAAAATCAAAGCCTTTAACTCCAACGCAAAAGGCTGCAGCAAAGGCTAGAGCAAAAGCAGCGGGACGACCATATCCAAATCTTGTAGACAATGCAGCAGCAAAACGAAAGGCTAAATAATGACTACATTACTAGATATGATTGATGAAGTGTCAATTAATCTTTCAGGTTATACACTTCAACAGGACCGTGCTACTCACATTACAGCAGATGTTGCAGCAACTGCTTCAACTATTGCTGCACCTATTAATCTGTCTCTTGCATCTACTGACAGTGTAGGTAAAGGTATTGTTGAGATTGACGAAGAATTATTTTGGATAGATAACTATGACCGAGTTGGTAACACTGCAACTATTGCTCCCTATGGTCGAGCATATTTAGGTACTACTCTTGCTGCACATACAGCAGGCACTAAAGTTACTATTGCTCCTACTTTTCCACGCTTTGTAATTAAGCGTGCTATTAACGACACTATTAGTGCTATTGGTTCATCTATCTTTGCAGCCAATAAAACTACAATTACATCTAATCTTTCTACATCATCCTTTAGATTACCTGCTAGTGGCAATAGTTTAAACATTCGTTCTATTCTTGCTGTTGCTTATGAAGCAATAGGTCCAAGTAAAGAATGGATACCTATTCGCAACTGGCGTTTTGATGGTAATGCTAACTCAACTGCATTTACTAGCGAACAAACTATATCTATCTACGACATGATTACTTCAGGCAGAACTATTCAAGTTGTTTATTCTACTGACCCAGTTCCTTTTACTGCTAATACAGAGATTTTTGCAACACAAACTGGTCTTCCACAATCTTGTAAAGATTTAGTTATTCTTGGTGCTACTTATCGTTTGCTATCTAACCTTGACCCAGCACGTGCGTCAATGGTTAGCCCACAGGCAGATGAAACAGATTCTAAGCGTCCGTACGGTTCATCTCAATCTCTTACTAAGCAAGTTTATGCTTTGTTTAATCAACGATTAAATGAAGAAATTAAAAACCAGCAAGAAAAATATCCTATCCGTGTCCACTATTCCCTTTGATAGGCAGATAAATGACAACTAGAAAATACTCGTCCAGAGCACAGCAAACCACATTAAGTAGCAGTATTACCTCTAGTGATACAACTATGACTGTAGGTAATGGTGCCAATCTAATGGGTGGTAAAACACCCACAGTAGGTCAAACCTACACCGTTGTCATTGACCCTGATACGGCTCTTGAAGAAATTGTAGATGTTAGTAACTATACATCAGGTAACACACTTACTATTGCTAGAGGTATTGATAACGGTAATGTTGGCGTAGCCCACTCTGCTGGTGCCATTGTCCGACATATGGTTATTGGTCGTGACCTACAAGATGCTAATGACCATACTGAGGCAGTAATAGGACACGGTGTAACCACTGGTGCTATAGTTGGTACAACCAACACACAGACTTTAACTAACAAGACTTTAACTAGCCCAACTATTACTAGCCCAACCATTACTGGCACTGGTGCTATTGCAGGAACCTTTACAGGCAACATTACAGGCAATGTGACTGGCAACTTAACTGGCAATGTAACTGGTAACGTAACAGGTACATCTGGCTCCACTACAGGCAATGCAGCAACAGCCACAGCCCTTGCTACAGGGCGTACAATTAGTCTTACTGGTGATGTTACTGGAACTTCTGCATCATTTGATGGAACAGGCAACGCAAGTATTACAGCAGCAATTGGTACTAATACAATTGTAGATGCTGACATTAATGCATCCGCTGCTATTGCTTGGACAAAGATTGCTCCATCTGCAACAGTATCTACAACTGAACTTGGATACTTAGATGGTGTTACATCTGCAATTCAAACTCAACTAAATGCTAAGTTAGCAACTGCTACAGCAGCAAGTACATACGCTCCGCTGGCAAGTCCAGCGTTGACTGGTGTACCCACTGCTCCAACTGCAGCAGCAAACACTAATACAACTCAGGTAGCAACTACCGCTTATGTACAGACAGAGATTACAGACCTTATTGCTGCAGCACCTGGTGCTCTTGATACTCTTAACGAGTTAGCAGCATCTCTTGGTAATGATGCAGCGTTTTCAACTACTGTTACTAACAGTCTAGCAACTAAGTTGCCTTTGGCTGGCGGTACAATGTCTGGTGCTATTGCAATGGGTACTAACAAGATTACAGGAGTTGGTGACCCAACCGCTGCTCAAGACGTTGTTACTAAAAACTATCTTGATACAGTGGTTCTTGCTCCATCTAACTTGACTGGTCCAATTACATCTGTAGGTTCAGCAACATCTATTGCATCACAGACTGGTACTGGTACTAAGTTTGTAGTAGATACAAGCCCTACTCTTGTAACTCCAGTGTTAGGTGTTGCTACTGCAACATCAATTAACAGCACAGTAATTCCAACATCTAAAACTCTTGTTGCAACTGACTCAACTACTTATGTAGTGCCTAGTCAAACAAGCAATTCAGGCAAATATCTAACAACTGATGGTACAACTTCTTCTTGGGGAACTGTACCTACAGTATCTGCTGCTACTCCTACTACACTAGGTACAGTACATGGTGAAACATCAACAACATTAACTGACCCAGTATCTTTGGGTTACAACGCACTTCTTGCAAACACATCAGGAACTAGCAATACCGCAATTGGTGCTGCAGCGTTAGATGCTAATACTACAGGCTATAACAATACAGCAGTTGGTGCAAATGCATTAGGTGCAGTTACAACAACTTACCTTAATACAGCAGTTGGTAAAGATGCATTACTTTTATCAACTGGTGCCGCAAATACAGCACTTGGCGCACTGGCATTAGATGCAGCAACAACTGGTAACTTTAATACGGCAATTGGTTACTCAGCAGCAGGATTTCTTACAACTGGTTCAAATAATATAATCATTGGAAATCAGGCTGACCCGACTTCCAACACAGTATCAAATGAAATTACACTAGGCAGTACAAGCATGACTCGATTCCGTGTTCCAGGAATTGACTTAGATTTAAATAAGAACATCGAACTCATGAACATCATGGGCGCATACTAATAGAAAGTAGTAACTAATGGCTACAACAACAAGTAAGGCGCTGTTCCGAGGAGCAGCAACAACTACACTAACAACAACTTTATATACTGCACCTGCTGCTACAACAGCAATCATTACTAACATAGTAGTGACTAACACAGCAGCAACAGCAGCAACTTTTGACCTTTCACTTAATGGTACAAAACTTGCCGATGCTGTTGCAATTGCTGCAGATTCAATTGCGGTTATTGACTTAAAACAAGTTATTAACGCAACGCAGACAATCCAAGGTGGAGCCTCTGCTACGACTGTAAACTTTCATATCAGCGGAGTGGAGTTAGCGTAATGGGTGTATCAGTATTTCCTGTCGAGGCGGCGGAAGGTATTAAAACTGTACGCAAATCAGCAGACCAATCAGTTACTAACAGCACCACTTTAATCAACGATACACATTTGAAATTCGCTATCGCAGCAAATGAAACATACATTTTTCAAGTATTTATTTGGGCTTATTCTGCAAGTACAACTCCTGATTTGAAGTTAACTATAACTGGACCGTCTGGGTCTACCATTGCATTTAGCCCAGCCACTTATTACGCAACAGCAGACGGCACCACGGCTCTAGGTACGGTCGGTACAGGGGGCGCTACATTTAACACATTTGTAGATGCCAACGAAAGAAACCAACTTTATTTTGGTTCAATCCTAAACGGCGGCACTGCTGGAGATTTGCAATTTCAATGGGCGCAAAATACAAGCAACGCAACAGCAACAACTGTTAAAGCAGGTTCGTACATCTACGGAATCAAGGTGTCTTAATGTCAAAAATTATTACAACTAAAAAAATCAACATTGACCAATTGGGTCACGAATCGCAAATTGATATGAACATTATTTCTGAATTAACGGGCGAAACAATTATTGAATCAACCGTTGAACAAAGCGTTTTGGAAGGTTTTGTTGAAGCGCATAAGGCTGACAATGAATGGGTTAATCCGACATCAGAAGTAACTGAGCCAGAAGAAAAGATAAACTGAATGACGCACACAACAGACGCAACAAAGATAATCACTAAGGCTACTCCTACAGTTAATCTTGATGGCAAGGTAATTAGTTGGGATGTAAAGGTTGAGTACTCACTCAATAACTATGTATCAAACTTTAGAGATACTGTAGAAGTAGAGGCACTTAAGACTCCCAGTGATTTTACTAAGGCAGAACTATGGGAATTAATTAATAAGTCAGATTTAGATGCAATGTATGAGTTACAATATGTATCAACTCAGATTCCAGTAGAAGTTACTGAGGTCAGGGTTGATGGTTTTGATATCAATTCACTAGCGTAACGTGGATACACTTACAACTGATTTAGTTCCGCTTATGCGTGACATAGATGATGCAATAGATGAATCAGAAGAACAAATATACTAAGGAGCAGTAATGGCAACTAGAGATATAACCGAAGGCAGAGGCTCCGCAACTGCCAGCATTGGTCGTTCTATTGCTGTTGACCTAGGTATTGTTTCATCTACTTCTACTTGGCAGAACACTAATGAATCATATGATGTAGCAGTAGGTGGACTTCCATTCTTTTATGCCATCAATGATGAAAGACCATACATTAGACAGACTGCACCGTTCCGCAAAGAGCAATCAGACATTGGCAATGAGCCAGGTGAGCAGTCGCTTACTGGTTTCTGGCTAAGAAGTCAGTCTTCTTTTCACAATGGCACAGGCATTAAGTTTTATGACCCATCTGCAGGTGAAACAGTTAACTATCGTTTTGCTGACTCAGACAATGTAGATGTGTGGACCAAGGGAGAGGTAACTCTCCTCAAAGAAACAGCCAATATGACTGGTGTTACTACTGGTGTATACAAGTTGTTATCTATTGTTGATGGTTCTACTAATAAGATACTTGGTTGGACACCAGCAAATACAACTATTAATAATTATACTGCTAGTGGAACCGCTGTCGCGTATACAGACGTAACTAGTATAGCACAACCATTAGATACTGCCATCCTTGCTATTGCAACAGATGGCACTAATTTATTTATTGCTGATAATGACCACATTTACACAGGTCCTATCTCTACACCTACTGCTGGTTACTCTCGTTACTACAATACTGGTAGTGAAAAAGTAGTATTGAATTGGGTTAAGCAACGACTTGTTGCTTGCATTGGTGCATCTGTTTATGAATTAACTAATGCTAAGGGCAGTACACATGCCCTATCAACTGCTACATACACTCATCCAAATGCGGACTGGACTTGGTCATCTATCTCTGAAGGTGGCTCTGCCATCTATGCTGCTGGTTATGCTGGCGGAAACTCCGCCATCTATAAGTTTACTCTGTCTACTGCTGGTGTTATGCCGACCCTGACATCAGGGATTGTAGCAGCACAACTACCAATTGGCGAAATAGTTTATAAGATTGAGTCCTACCTTGGTTACCTAATGATTGGCACCAATAAGGGTATGCGTGTGGCTAGTATTTCAGATACAACTGGTGACCTATCTTATGGTCCATTAATATTTGAAGATGTTAATGGTGTCCGTGACTTTGCTTTCCGCGATAGATTTGTATGGGCTGCTGGTACAGTTAATGGTTACGCTGGTCTGTATCGTATTGACTTAGGTACGGAAATTGAATCTTTGCGGTTTGTTTATGCTAAAGATGCTTACCTTAGTACCGCTACTGGCTATGCTACTAGCGTAGATTTTGTAGGTAATACTGGTCAACTAGCCTTTACAACATCAGGCAGTAATGGCATAGCCATTCAGTCAGGTGAATACAATGGCACTACTGGTGCATTAGCATCATCTGGTTCTATAACTACGGGTAAGATTAGATTCTCTACCTTAGAACCTAAGAACTTTAAGCGACTCATTGGACGTGGTACATTTACATCTGGTGAGTTTACTCTATCATCTCTTGCTACAGAAGCAACTGGTACTGAAACGCAGTATGACCACATTACTTATAACTCAGGCGTAAGTGCAGTAGAAGTAACTACATCTCAGCCTGAAATAGCACAAGAGTTTCTTTCATATAAGTTTACATTTTACCGTGATACTACCGATACAGCCACTGGTCCTACCTTTAAGGGATACCAAGCAAAGGCTACTATTGCATCTCCACGCAATAGAGTTATTAAGTTTCCTGTCTACTGTTTTGATGTTGAAACAGATAGGTTTAATACTGTAGTTGGATACGAAGGCAGAGCATATGCGCGTATCCAATTGCTTGAAGAGATTGAAAAGACAGGCGATGTTCTGACTTGGCAAGACTTGACAACAGGAGAATCACGACAAGCAGTAATCGAACAAGTCACATTCACTCGTATGACACCGCCCGATAAACGCTTTGATGGTTTTGGTGGCATCATAGATATAGTTGTAAGGACAGTATAATGGAATTTAAGGACTACCTAACAGTAGCAGTTGCTTGTATAGCAATCTTCTCGGCATTTGCTGCTGGCATTAGATGGATGGTTAAACATTATCTCAATGAACTAAAACCTAATGGTGGTAGTTCTATGAAGGATTCTATGGCTCGTATGGAAAAACGTATTGATGATTTGTATGCATTGATTGCAGGTAAGTAATGGGATATACAACTATATTACCTGAACCAATGTGGGACCCAGTTACTCCCAATATAAATGTAGAAGAATGGGAAGATGACGATGAGTAAAGCAACACCTGCTGCTATAGCAGTACTACGACAAGCAACTGCATTAAAGCCTATGCGCAAGAAAGCCAGCGATGGCTTGCTGCCATCGGCTGCACATATGAAGCAGAGTCCTAACTCTGACCACAATACAGGGTTAGCCGTTGACTTAACGCATGACCCTAAGAATGGGATTGATTGTGTTGAGATATTTGAGAAACTTAAAGAAGATAAGCGTGTGTCGTATCTTATTTTTCAAGGACAGATTTGGTCTAAACAAAAAGCCAAACAAGGAAATAGAAAATACACTGGGACTAATCCTCATAACAAGCATTTACATATTTCTATTGAGTCCACTATGGGTGCCGATACTTCTCCGTGGTTTTGGTGGATGAACTCCCCAAAGACTATCAATCAAGTTATTGCACGTGTAACATCTGTGCCTGCTAAGAAGGCATATAAGACCGAAGTTTGTACCTGCTGCAAGTTGCACAGTACAAAGTCCTAATCCCTATAGGAGGATATAATGGAGCAATTCAAACAACTAGCACTTACTTGGTTCCGTGCTGCGGCATCTGCTGCAGTAGCACTCTACCTTGCAGGTGAGACAGACCTTAAGACACTAGCAATGGCAGCAGTCGCTGGCTTTGCTGGTCCACTACTTAAGTGGCTAGACCCATCTGCTACAGATTTTGGTCGCGGTTCAAAGTAATACCCTTTTAAGGGGCCTGACAGCCCCATAGAGACAAGAAACCCCCGCTCAGGTACATTAACCTACCTGGCGGGGGTCTTTTTCTGTTTTAGTTTTCTTCTTCTTTAAGATTATCTAGTGAAAATGTATAGTCTTTAGGGTTTGTCTTCTTGCGAAGACGATACCTTGCCTCATAGTACAGGTTGTTAGCCATGTCTCGTGTCAATATGCCGATAAGTACGCCTACTGCTATCTCTACTATTGTCATGTGTCTCCTAGTTATATGTTAGATACATTGGTATTGCTGTTATATTAAGTTGTTTGCGTAACCTGTTACGTTCATGTTCAGTTGTGTTACCCCAGTAACCTAATACATTGTACTTGAGCGCAAACTCAAGACATTCTTTCTTTACCACACATGCTCCACAAATTGCTTTAAGTGCCTTGCGTTCTGGATAAGTACTTTGTCCATCTGGAACAAAAAACAATTCGTTATCTGTTGATTCACAATTAGGTGTATCACTGGGTTTAAACATTTATCCTCCTGTTGAATAGAATCCGCTGCCGTTAAACTTCACGGCAATGGCTGTCCAGATGCGTGCCATTGTGTTGCCACACAATGTACATGGTGGTGGTACTGGGTCTTGCACTTCAAGTATTGTATTACACGTCTCACATTTGAAGTCGTAGTTAGGCACAATCATCTCCATCTATTTCTGTTGGTGCGGTAGTTAATGTACCGCACTCAATACATTCTTGTTTTAAATCATACCAGCCAACTGCTCTGGTTTCTTCATCCCACATTACTGTGAGTTTAAACATCTTACATCCGCATATACAGGCAAAGGCAGGCTCACCTCTGAGGTCAAACATTTGTTGTATCGTTATCTCGGTACGGTTTCCAGCCACCTAGTATTTTAATCATAGAGTTGACTGCTCGCTGTACTTTCATACGTGCACCATCTGGTGTGCTGTCCATGTCTTTGCTTAACTCTGTCCAGTCAGGCTGCTCAACGCTAAAGCGTAGACGTAGTACATTTTGTTTGGCTTCACTAAGTTTGTTGTAAGCCTTTTCTATATCTGCTCTTAGTGTTAGCCAGTTGTTACCTTCACTTAGAACACTGCTACCAGAGTTAGCATTTAGGTCTTGTATCTTACTTGGTATCTCATATGAGTTACTAATGATAGAAGGTAGAAAAGTTTCTATCACTGATGCATCATAGTAATACAAGTCAGATACTTGATAGCCACTATGCTTTGCTTTCTCTCGTTCACAAAACTTAAGAGAAGCATTACGTAATGACTTTGCTATTACCTTGTCGCAGTCTTTCTGGTCTAGTGCTGACCATTCATTGTACTTATTGGGATGAGCAACAAACCATACCCACATCTCTTGTGCTATGTCATCACGTTCTACCATTGTATAACGTTTAGCATATTCACTAGCGAGTTGTTGTACTAAATAATTATAGTTCTCAATGTAAGACATTAGGGAATGTGTACCTCACCATTAACGATAGGTACTGCAAATGGAGTAACCTTGCGGTTAGTCTCTACAAGGATACCTATACCATGCTGCCAGTTGGCAGAACCTGATGTTAGGTAGTGAGCCTGAGACATGTCCATCATGTGACCCACCTCTAACCCGTATAAAGTACTGGTTTTTCCATACATTCCTGATGTTTCATGTTGTAAGCCAACCCTATGTGTGTGTCCACACACTACTGATTTGCCTAATCGTTTTGCTAAGTTAAGTGCAGTAGCCCCAGGTGCACGGTTAAGTGCGCCTTCATCTCCATGTGCCATTACCCAACCAGGTAATAGTTCTGTCATCTTGTGTAGATATCTGATGCCTAACTTGTCATAACCTAATAGCGTTTCAATCTTTAATGAATCAAGTGATTGAAATGCTGGTGCATACTTGCGTATGTATGTATCAATGCGGTCAGTATGATTGCTGCGTTGAATGACAAATGGCTTGTTACCTAATACTTTGCGGTAACTAGCCATTGTTTCGTACGTTAAATCTATACTGTCTTGTAATGTTTCTGCATATTCTCCTGCCATACCTTTGTTCCAACGGCTAGGTTCGGGTGCATCTAGTTCGTCTCCAACACACCAAAGTTCATCTGGTTTATAGTCTTTAATAAAGGCTAGTGTTGCGTCTACTATTCGGTTGTCTTGGTACGGAATTTGTAAGTCACTGAGGACTACTATCCGTCTGCTTCGCTGCGCCATTAGGTACGCCTTCCCACTGTCCGCGTTGGACTAGTAGACCTATTATGGCATAGTTTGCTAGGTCAATGAGAGTATCTTCGATACTTTCGTAGTTCGGCGTGTCGCCTGTATCTATAAGGTTGTTAAGGCGTGCAAGTTTGTCGTACATACGCACACGTAATCCATTCATAGGACCGCCAGGTGCTTCTGCTATGTTCTTAGGACCATAATCTTTATGCTTTCTGTACATAATCTTTGCTAGTTCATTTAGGATTACATCTACATCATCACTGGTCTTCATCTATTACTTCCTTTAAGTGCTTGTCGAAGTTGTGCATTGCTTCTTTAACTACTAACTCTTCCCATACTTCATCTGCCTTGTCATACTTGGATGCTACTAACAGTGCACCTAATGCCGTAAGGCAATGGGTTGCTTCTTCTATATCATCATTACTTATTGCAACATATATATCTTCTAGTGCTCCTAAGATGTTTAGCATCTTGGTCTCTGAGATTGGTATACCAATAGAAAACTCTAAGTGTTTGAGATGTTCCCAAAAGGTATTATCCAGTGGTGGAAATACATTGTTCGATTCGCTCATGTATCCAGTTGCTCCCCTTCTTGATTATCATGCTGTTTACATCTTCACCATCAGGCATGCTGATGATGTTGACATTGCCTAGTTCTCTGCTTATTTTCTTGCCGAACTCTAGCCCTGCTGCGTCTCCGTCTGCTAATACTATTACTGTTTCAAAGTCATCTAATAGTTTAACATAATGTGGCTTCCAGTTGTTAGCCCCTGGTATACCTACTGTTGGGTGTGGTGTCTTGACTGACATCATAATGCAATCGAACTCACCTTCGGTGACACATATATATTTATTGGCTGCAAACAATGCTTGTGTATTAAACATGGTTGTCTTGCTACCTACTAAGCCTAGATACTTAGGCTCTTGTTCTGGTGTCAGTGCTCTGAATCTAATATCTACTACGCCTGATGGCGTGATATATGGGATAGCCAGTCTGTTTTTATATGGCTCATGGCCTGGCATTGGGTCTTCGACCACTCCCAGATGAAAGATGTTTGCCTCTTCTACCGACAGATGACGGCTTGATA